TGTACGGATTGGTGGGTAGTAAAGGACTCGAACCTTTGACCCCCTCGGTGTAAACGAGATGCTCTACCAACTGAGCTAACCACCCTAATAGTTTAAGATTCGTCGTCTAAATTAGTTAAGAATTCTCTTAATTTTGTTGAATCTGTTTTAGGTTCAATTCTTCCTATGCTATCACCTTTTGTTGGGTCTGGTGGAGTAATAGGTTTGCCTGCTTCTACACTGTTGTCTGTGAGATCAGGAGTTACAGTTGTGCCCTGTTTAATTGAATTGTATATTGTACTTTTACGCTTGTCAAATTCTTGATACTCTGAATCATCTGCAAGATCTCTGATACGCAAACTGTCCATATCAAATTCTAAATCAATTTTCATTCCAACACCACTTGATGATCTTGTTTTCATCAATTGTATTTGATATCTTCCACGTTCTCTCATTGCTCTACTTGTAAAAATACCAAACACGTTGTCAGCAGTTTGTATTTTACTTAATCCACCACTGATGTGCGAATGATCAAATTCTATTTCTTCTACAGCACCTCTGTTCAACTGTGCCGCTGTTACAAACACTGTGTTCAATTCCATTGACAAGTTACGTAGTTCTTCAGAAACAAATTTGTCTTTGATAAACAAATCGCTCGGAGAAACCTTTCTACTGTTTGGCATCATCAAATCTAGATAGTCTACAAGCAATACATCAACTTTACTGTTTGTTTTAATTTCATATTCTTTGATGTAAGACCTTACATCATTTGCATTTTTACCACTAGGCATATATTTGATTTGGAATTTTCCTGCTTTTTTTCCAATCATTTTTACTTTCATTTCTACACCATCTAAGTCTTTAAATATTTCTTTTGTAGGAATATCTGTAAGCATAGAATCTAATCTCATAGCAACCAACGATTCACTCAATTCAAATGTTAGATACACAACATTCATTCCTTCTAGTGCAAAGTTACAACCTAAGTTTGCAAGGAATAAAGACTTACCTGCACCAGAACCACCTGCAAATATATTCAACTCACCTTTGTTGAATCCACCAAATAGTCTTCTGTCTAAAGATTCCCAACCTGTTTTGACCTGACCATTCTGATCTTTCAATCCTAACAGTCTTGATTTCGGATCTTCAAAGTAATCTGTTCCTATGTCCTTGTGCAGTCCTATTTGTACTGCGTCTTTGACCAACACTTCAACAGGACCATATTCACCTTTTTCAAGCATATCTGCACTTTTTAAGATTGCTCTTTCTAAACTTTTGTGTCTAGTAAACGTCTCAAAATCTTCTAGTAACCAATCATAGTGCGATTCATTGAGTCCTGTAGGAACTTTTAAATTAGATTTGCAACTGGAGTTTACAATTTCTTCTGTGGGCAATGCATTATGTTTACCAACATATTCATCTACGAACTGTGCCGCATCTTGCAATTTTCTATCAAACAGTGTGTGATCAAATATAGACTGACAACGTACAAATGTTTCTGCGTCAGCCAACATCATTTCTAGATATACTTTTTGTATATCATAGCCGTATTCTTTATTTTGCTTTACCATGTTCCTTATTATACCACATTTCATTTACGTTGTCAATGTGATTGTTGTATTTGGCGGCAACTGCTCCTATACAACTACCTGGGTCTCCAGGATTTTTTGGCACCCATATATCGTCCCAAACGTTTTCCAATTTGTGTCTAGCAGTTTGGTTTAATGCACATCCTCCTACCAAAACAATGTTTGATGTTTTGATGTTCATCTGTATCCATGAACTTGCACACATTAATACTTGTTCAAAAATGTGTTGAGTGGTTGCGGCGATGTCAGCCATGTCTTCTTCTGTTTTTAATTCTGGTCTCCACCAATTACAACCTCTGTGTAGATTTACTCTTGTTTTAAAAGGCATTCTAGATTCAATTATTTCTTCCATAAAAAATCTATAATTTTTTCTCCAATTACCTTTTTTGGCAAGTTGTTCTAATTTGTGTTCTTCTGCGTTTGCTTTGAATCCACATCTTTGTGTCATCGCTGAATAAAACAAACCAATACTGTGAGGATATTTTTGTGTGTATTTTTTTTCAAGTTTATTGCCATGCCCATGCCATATAGTAAATGTTTCAAACTCTCCTATTGAGTCAAGCACCACAACTGCCGCATCTTTAAACGGCGATGAATAATATCCATATGCCGCATGACTGTGATGATGATCTATATACTCAATCGGTACATGGTGAATACCTGATTTACTTAAAAATTTCTTAATGTTGTTTTCTTTATAGTTCCAACCTTGACCTGCTATAAATTGTCTTACAGTTTTCTTTAAAGGTTTTTCATAAAAATATATTTTTGCAGGGTAGGCCCATTTAGGATTTGACCTTACCTCAGCCATTAATTTAGGACACAGTGTGGGATCTCCTGGAATACCACTAAAGTCTTTTGACATCCCTGCCCATTTTAATTTTAATTTATAGTGATCAGTTAGTCCTGCTACCTTCCACTCCATCACTGCCAAACTGGCATCATGATTATTTCCTGTGATTCCCCAAACTATCATTTTTTAATTACCCATGCTCGATGATAATAATCATCAATATTTTTTTGTATAAGTGCTACGGCTAAATCTTCTGCTGTTATTTTTGCCATTGGCCCATATTCTTTTTTTGTTTTCAGGTCCAAAGTTTCTTTGTTGTTTGGATCTGTGTGAGTCCCTTCTACTACGTAATACATCCTATTTGTATATAAAGGGATCTCTTTTTTGTAACTCTTTAATTCTCTTTTTGTATTTGTATTTTTGAACTATTGTTCTAAATGGCGATAGCAAAATTTGAATCACTCGTTTTATGAAAACCATTTTTTCATCCTCAGTTTTATTTTTAGTTGTGACTGTTCTGCAAACTTGACTATTGAGTACAAAGTATGCAGTCTGCCGTATTTAATTATCGCATCATTGACATCTTTGACATCTGAATGCCAGTTGGGCATACTCACACTCCACCCGCTTTCCATGGCTTGTTCAACAAGTTTTACTCCTGCTTCATCTCTGTCAGGCATCACAATGACGTGTTTGCCTAGACTGTTCAATAGTATTTCTTGTTGCTGTTTAACTTCACTGCCCAGTAGTGCTACACCATCAATACTTAAAGCATCAATGGGGCCTTCTACTGCGATAATAAATTCTCTGTCATCATTCTGATTGTCGATGTTGAACACATATCCAGGTTGTTGTTCAGATATGTATTTTACTTTTCCATCTGTTACTTTTCTTGCTGTATAACCTACGATATCTGATCTGTAATAGAACGGAATTATAAGCCTATCTCTGTATGCTGAATTCGGAGTCCAATAAAAATTGTAATCTACTTTTGCTAGTTTTCTTTTTTCTAAATATTCTAACACCTTGACATAGTTTTCATCTAGCCCTGTTGGCTCTAGTGCTTTGTAGTCTGTCCAATCTTGTAGCAGTTTTGCACCTTCAGGAAGTGCTTTTGATTCAAATTTTGGTAATTGAATTATTGGAGTTTGCCCTGTTGTTTCTTCTTTTAATTTTAAAACGTGCAATGCTAATTTAGTAATAATATCATCAGGAGTATTCATCCATCTCATTAATTTACGTAATCTGTAAGATAAATTTCTGCCAGGTTGCCAACTTGCTGTGTAACCACAGTTGAAACAGTGATAACTAATTCCTCCATCACCATTTGCAATTAACCCACCCCGTTGTCTGGAGTCTGCTGTTGTGCCTTGATGTGAACAACACGGAGCATTGAAAGACATCCATCCACTAGGAGTTTTCTTTCTTTTAAAAGGCAAGTGTTGCAATAATGTGTCGTAAACAGAATTCATTTACGTTATTATATTTTATATTTTGGTAAAAGTCAATTAATTTCGAATTAAAATTTTGGTGATGTCGTCTGTGTAATTCGCAGTTGGGTCTGCTTTATCTGTGGTGTGTTTTATTCTTAAGTAACTAAAAACTCCATTGAAGTTGACATATTTTAATGTGTCTACTGAATCAACAGATACTGTTGCTACATCTGACCAATTAGTTGAACTGCTGACTTGTGAATCTAAAGTTGCTTGAATTGTAATATCACCATCTGCGTCATCAAGATAAAATGCCGCTGTGTGCAATGCTTCATTGCCGTTTATTGCCGGCTCGGCAGTGATTGCCTCAGACAAAAATACAGCACTGTCTGTGTCTTCTTGGCTCAATGATGTAACACTGTAACTTTTTAATGGCCCAGGTATTTCGCTGGCATCCAAGTAAACCGAACCTTTGCTTTCAAAGTGAGAATTGCTGTATGTCAATGTTCTTTCATTGCTTGAGTTGTTTACAAGTTCTATTGTGTAATTTAAAAACTGTGATTGTAGGTTAAGCAGTTCATTTTCTGTCAAAGTCACTGTGAACATTCCAACGTTGCTTGGAGTTGTAGTTTCAATAATTGTAGCGTCTTTTTCTACTACTAAACGTGTTTTTTCGTCAAACATTTTAAATGCAGGTGTGTATGTGTTTAATATAGACACGGGTTTCTGATCTGCATTGATCACTTGAAAAGATATTTTATTATCTATTCCTCTGTAAATGTTTAGTCGTCTTGAATACAAGGCTCTATACTCCGTTACGTTTCCTGCCACATCTGCGGTAAGCAGTACACTACTATTTAATAAATATCTCTGAACTAATTGCATAACTTTTTAGAATATTTATCATATGTTAAGAGACGAAATAGAATCTAAATTTCCCTACATTTCTGTCGTAGAATACGGTGGCAAGGAGTATGTTGGTGTCATAAACAACCAAGATCACTCGGTTACAAGTGTCTATGTATACACAGATTTACACACGGAAGAACAAAAAAATACTTTATTGAGACTTGCGAAACGTGGTGGTGGGAGTCAAACAGGATGATTCCTATCAGTATTTTTATGCGTGAGGAGATGGAAAAATTTAAAAGCATTATCATGATAATGGCAACAAAAGATGTACGTGTTGTGATTGGACCATGCACTAATCTTAATACACTTGCTATGAAACGCACTAAAAGAAAATCAGTCCAGTTAGTTAGAAAACCAAAATAATTATTGATTATTGAGTTGTTCGCAAATTAAGTTCATATGAACTACTACTGCAACTGCATATGATGTTGCATGACTTTTTTTAAAGAAATATCCTTCAGTTGGCTTTATCCAGACTTCTTTCATTATCTCTTCCCAGGATTTATTAACTAGATATCTTTTGCTTGGTCGTATAATTGCTAATACAGCCGCAAGTTGTTCTATATTTTGAGGTTTCAGTTTTTTTAA